AGGTGGTCGATCTGGACAATCGGGCAGTCGAACAGGAGGTATCCAAACGCCACCATCAACGGCCCCTCGTCATCCTCCACAAGAAACCCGTTCGGGCTGAGAAGCTGAGGCACCAGCGCCATGTTCCTCGCCTTTGCCCATTGTTCCACGGTGGCAAAATCGGCTGGCTCGTAGGCTCGGATTTTCATGGTCCCCCAGGATGCCAGAAACGTGGCTGGCGTCAAGGAGCGCCTGAAATGTCACCCGACTGGACGTCCAGCAGCAAGGCCGTAACGTTGAACGGGTAAGGATGGCGCGAGGTGAGGGTGATGTCTGCGGCGTCCACCCAATCAAACATTACAGGTTGCGTCTTGGTTTGGCCGGTTTTGACGAAGATCGAATCGGTGTCATAGCTCCACAGGACGAAGGATGACCGCTGAAATTCGTCCATGTCGGCATAATCAATCGCCGTTGTGTCGCTCCAATCGGCAATCAGATAATCGCCCGAGATGGTCGGCTTGTTGACGATGTTGCCGTAAAGGGACTGGAAGAGGCGGAGAGCAACACGGACGATGCGCCACTTGCTGACCTGCGCTGTGCCTTGCTGCGTCTGAATCTCGATCCGGTTCGGCATGGCAAAGGCGGAGAACGCCACGCCTACGATGTAGAGGTCTGAATAATCGCCAGCAATGACCGCATTCCCGCCGCTGACCGTGACTTCCTTCGGGCTGCCGTCATCGTTTAAAATCACATCGCCGTCAGGGTATAATGTGAACACCACAGAGCATCCGTTGAGGTGTGACCCAACTGCAAACGTCGTGTTGCCGGTGCCTGCATTATAGCTGCCCGTCAAAAGCTGCCATGAATCGCAGAACGTGCCCGGCCCCAGGTTACCAGTGGTGGAATTATACGTCGGGTCAGATGACCCAAGGGCCGCCAGCATCTGTCCGCCATGGATTGATTCAAGCGAGAAAGCCCCGTTTTTCTCCATGAGAAAGATCAGCGTGTCGCCAGGACTGGCGCTGCCTCCGGCATCCGTCGAATAGATGGTGCAAACGGATTCACAATCACGATCCTTGTGGCCGAAATTGTGACGGTGCCATGCCGTGACGTTATTCTCCCGATCATAGCTAAATCCGGCAAACTCGCCGCCTTCAAACGTGAACCATACAATCGGGTCTGGCGACTGAGTGTATGTCATTTCAACCACCCGCCCAATGTGCGCGGGGATGTGCTCTGCAAGAAGGCTCATGTCTGGCGCGGAATATCCGTCCTTTTCAAAGACGTATGCAAACTCGCGCAGCCTGAAATCCCTGGTCAGCCACAGCAAAGCGTCACCCGCAAGAAGCGGCTGAATGTGCGTTGACCCGTAACGGCTCCAACGACGAAGCCGCAGGTTCGACGGTGACAACGCTGCGTCCTGTTCGCCGCTGTCCATCGTCCATTCCTCGCCCGTGGTGCCAATGACCATCGTGCGCTTAAACGAAGTGATCCATTCAATGTCGTTTGCCTGCGTGGCTGCAAGCGTCACGTCGATGCCGGACGTTTCGAGCGTGCCGGTCAGGAACGTGTAGAAGTCATCCGTCTGGCTGCCCCAAATGCGCATGGGTTCCGTTTCTGTCCCGGCAAACCACAAGCGTTGATCGTGGAAACAGACCGTGCGCGGGTAGCCACGGGATGCGGAGAACGCCCCTTTGCGCCAGACCGGGAAATCAATGTTGATGACTTCATTCGGGATGAGGCTGTCAACGGCCAGCCTGGGGACGCCCTTCACGACTGTCGTTGAAGTGTAGGACTCGATTTTAAACGGGATGTCCAGCTTGCCCACAGTCGGCTCAATGGTCATCGTGTCATCAGCCGCCGCCGCCGATCCGCCTGCGTCACGAATCGCCACCAACCGATACCATCCTCCTGTGTTTGGAGCCTCAGAAGTGTAAGAAATCGTTCCTTCGTTGATGCCTTGAATCCGCCATTCCCTGATAACAGTGAAATTAATGCGGTCCAGGCTCTCTTGAAGCTGAACCGTGCTAAGGCTCGGTGCGCTGCCAGCCCCCCAATTAGTGCGAACAAGATAGCCTCCTTGAATGAAAATTGCCGCCGTCGTTGTCGTTGTTGATGCGGCACCGAATTTCTCAAAGGCAAAGCGCCCGACGTTACCAGACCCGGGCGAAAGCAGCCACGTTGAGCCCACCTCGTCAGCGTCAAATGTCGCAGACGAAGCGATGAGCCGGTAATCCTGAATGTTGATGATCTGCCAGTTTGCGGCGCTGATGGCCGGATTATTGGCTGAACTGGACGTGTGAGCGGTGTAACAAAAGTAGTTGCTGCCAAAATACTCCACCACATTACCGGCCACATAGCTGTTTCCAACGCTCCACGGTGAGAGATATGTGGCCTTATCCCACTTTGCGGCGGTAAACGACACGTCGCTGTTTGCCGTCTTGCACCGGTAAAGCTCGTTTTGATACAGGACAAACGATGACACGCCGTATGTGGTTCCAGAAACCCAATTCGACTCGTCATAAACAAGCTTCACCGTCACCGCGTCGTCAGGCGGGTCGAGCGCTGGCGCAAACTGAAAAGGCACATCTTCAATGCTCCATGTCCCATCATTGGCCCTTGTGATCCGCTGAGGCTGATAGCCGCCATGCGTCAGAAACATCACGTCATTGATCTGACAATAATGAATGTCGCGGATGTCCTCCGCCTGATAGGTTGTTGGCAGCGTGTCAACCAACGTGAACGATCCAACTGAGTAAGACCAGACCAGAATGGCGTTTTCGGCAAACCCGAGGACGAAATTCACATCAGCAGACCGGCGGAATGGAATGAGCCGAATGGTGTCATCTACGCTTACGCCGCTTGTCCCGTAGCGCGTCCCCGGCCTCTTGAAGATGCCTCCATAAGGCCGCACGATGAAGTTTTCGAGCAGTCGGCAGCCCGTGGAATATTTCTCTGAATCCGTCCGCCCGTCCATGAGCGGCGACATCTCGCCACCGTTGAACACCGCCTTGATCGTTTGAAATTGTGTCGCCATGGTCAGGAGAGCCAGTATGCAGAGCGTGAAGCCACAAGCTGCGAGTCATCAAACGGCAGGATGCGCCTGCCCTTGCCCTCTGCGGAGTCCCGGCTTTTCGCCTTGTTCGCCACGGCATTTTCAAAGAACTGGCGCATCTGCGTTGCCTGCCCGCCCATGCCTGCCGTGTCGGATGCGATGTATGACGCCAACAGGTAACTAAAAGCCGTTACAAAATCGGATGGATAGCTCGTCGCCGTGGTGATCCTGGCGATGTATTTGAGGTTGATCGTCTCATCGTCACAAAGGATCAGGCCGGATTCCACCAGGAAATCAGAGCCGTCATCCTCCATCTGTCCGCCGTCAGCGTTGATCGAGATTGGGCGCAGGCAGTCAGCAGGCGGCGTGTGCTGGAAGTCGTAGGAGAACTGCGGGATTTTGACCCATTTGCCAGTCGATGCCGTGTAGGTGCCGCTGAATTCGGAATCATCCAGGTCGAAGGCGTTGGAGTTGATGACAGTCACATACCATTGACCGTTCGCCACTGTAACGCCTTCTGCGTCCTTGATGTAAACCCGATCCCCTGTGCTGAGACCGTGGCTGTTCGATGTGACCCGAATCTCACCGCTTCCGTCATCGGCAATCGCGGAGCCGCCCGAGAGGCTGGTGTAAGTGATTGTCTGGCGCTTCCGTTTCGTGGCGAAGTTCCAGGGATGCGAGCGGAGGATTTCATCGAGCGCCGTGTAAACAGCGGTGCCACCGTCTGGATTATACCACTTGCGCAGGCTCGCGGCCTGCTGGCTGGTGTCGGTTGTCAGCGCCGTGAGAGCCCGCCCGCCCAAGTGGGCAATGGCAAGGTTCGCAATCTCCGTGTGTGATGCAGCCATTTAAAGACATGGTGAGGGCGGAGGAGCCACCATGCAAGCTCCTCCGCCCGGGTTTCAGGGCTTCAGTTGAAGTCCCAATAAGCAACCGTGAAGTAAAGCACGGTGGAAGCGGTGACGGTGTTCGCGCTCGCGATGGTCACAATCACGGTGGTGTTGTCCGTAGTCGCAGCCGGGGCGAGGTCAGCAGCAGTGCCAGCCACAGCGGAACCGAACGTGATGGTGCCGCCGCTGGAAAGCACGATGCCGTCAGCATAGACATCAGCGTTGCTGCTGGTGCCGATGTCGAGCGTCAGCGTGGTGCCAGGATCGACGCAGGAAACGGAGCTGGTGGCACGGCTCACGATTGCGCCCTTGGGCAGGCGGCAAAGGTTGAACGTGTCGTTGGCAGCTTCGCTTCCCGTGGTCGTGTAGGAAGCAATGAGGCACTTGAGCGTGCCACCGGTGGCGTTGGCCGGATTGCGCGTCGGACGCTCGGAAGCGTCAGCGGCACCGGCGACTTGGTTCGTGTAAAGGGAGGTGTCAGTAAGGGCAGCCATAAATGTGAGTCGTTGAGTTTGGGTAAGGGATTAGCCCCGGCGGGTGTTAATCGCCGGGGCCAGGATCATCAGGGCGTTTCATCGCAGTAGATGCGAACAACCTTCTCGTTCTCGGTGCGGACAGCGCCGAGAAGCATGGTCGTGCGAATCTGGAGGGCGTGACGGCGCATGGGGAGTTCGTCCATGCGAGTTTTGCGCTCGGCCATGCTGAACTTGACCGCCGACTTGTGGAAGGCGAAGCAAGAACGAACGTCAGCCGTGCCGGAGACGGTGCCGATGGGCAGACGCTCAGAGCGGATGAACTTGAAGCCAAGGAACGTGTTGATCGTTCCATCGACCAGGGCGCGAATGGTGTTGTAGTCACCGCTCGTGATTTCCGTGGTGCGGAGCAGGTCCTGCACTTCCTGCGAACCAACCACGATATAGCGGTCAGAATCAGGAACCTCGGACACGTCCATCAGGTATTTCGCACGGCGAAGTTTGCCGATGGTCATGCCTGCGGAGGCGGGCGAACCGGTTTCCACATAGGTGGCACCGATGCTCTGGCCGGACGGGAAGTTATCCGTGGTCGTGCCGTCCTCGCCAATGTAGCGGGTGGCGTCAAACGCGGCGATGATCACGTCATCAATGGCGCGGTTGAAGGCCATGGCGTGGCTGCGAACCTCGTCAGAGGTAGGCAGGACGATAGTCCCCAGAAGCGTCTTGTCGAACTCATCAAAGGTCGTGACCTTTTCGCGAGCGGACTGCGTGAGCCAGTATTTCGACCCGTCGAACTCGCCATCAGGGGTGTCGCCCTTGCGGGTCGTGATGGTCTGAGCTTCGGAGTCATTGACGAGGTTGAACCACTTGCGCTTGCCGGTGAAGTCGGCGCGAGTGATGACCGGCAGGAGACGGGTGTCACCCTGCTGGAGAACTTGGTCGAACGATGTGTCGAACATCGTCGGATAAAAGGTGTCGATTTGGGCCATAAGCCGGAGGAATGAAAGAAGTTGAAGGGTTGAGCCTGCCTTGCGGCGGGCGGAGGATTGTCATGAATCCCTGTGTCCTTCGGTTGTCTGCCGTTGGCAGGCCGTCGTTCAGGCGTCCGGTTGTCTCAAAAAGAGGCCGTCGTTGCCGCAGATTCTCAAATTTGAGAAAAAAGGCAAGCGGAAAAATAAAAAACCCGCCTCCCTTTCGAAAGACGGGTCATCATGGAGCCGGAGAAGCTGTCTAGGCTCGCTGGGCGCGATACAGCCCCTCGATGCGGTTGAGCGCTGCCATCTGCTTCTCAGGGCCGTTCTTGCCCTGGAAGTCATCGCCTTTCTGGATGCGCTGAATTTGCTCATCGTAGGTCGAGCCGCTGGAATCAGCGTCAGACCCGACAAGGGCGGAGTCCTCGCGGATCATCTGATCGACGCGGATCATTGCCTTGATGAACTCAGGGTTGTTACCCAGGTCACTTTTGGTCGTGTCGATTCCCAGAGCGATGGCCCCACGGTTCGCCCTTTGCCAATTCGTCTTGGCAGCTTCACCCCACTCCTTGTTCAAGCTGTCGATCATCTCCTGGTGCTGGGCCGCAGCCATTTCCTGTGATCGCGCCACCATCGCGCCGATGTTGTCGTTGTTGAGGGCGATCAGTTCTTGCAGAGCTTCTGGCGGCACGCCGTATTTGTGAGCGACAGCAGCGGCTTTCCCGGCAAGCTCAGCGTTCCATTCCACGCCCTCAGGCAGCTTTTCAGGAGCTTTCAGCCCGTAATCCTCCGGCTTTTCAGGAGCGCCGGTGATCTTGCGAAGCTCAGCGTAATACTGCTGAACCTGCTCGGGCGTGGCGTCAGACCCCGGCTTCGTTGGAGCGGACTTCTTGCCCATCGCCAGTTTTTCAAGGTTCGTGTAGCTGATTGCCAGCTTGTCGAACTCAGGCTTGCCTGCGTCCTTGTTCCAGAACTTTTCCGGCAGCCACTCGGGCCGCTGTTCTCCGCTTGGCAGTTGCGCCGTTTCGGGCGTGGTCTGCGTTTCTGATCCGGTTCCGGTTGCCGCCGCCTGCTGTGCAAGCGCGGTTTCCGCCGTCTGTTGTGTGGTTTCGGTTTCCATGGGAAATGGTTACGCGTTGGCTTCCTGCCACGCGTTGTAAGCGTCGTTGCCGTAGTGGTTCACAAAGCAGATGCGGAACTTGGACGGCTCGCGCTTCGGGTCGGGGAAGCCGGTCGTGTCGAGGGATTGAGTGGTGACGGCTGACGCTTTGACCTGCTCGGGCTGCGTCTCGATGTCGGGGACTTCCACGGTCACGCCGATTTCTTCCGGCTCGGCAACTGGCAAGGATTCCTTTACAGTTGGAGCGCCGACTTCGATCACAAGCTCAGGATTTCCAGCAGCGGCACGAATCTGGCCGACAATGCGCGGTGCCTGCTTTTCGGTGACGTATGCGGTTCCGCCGTCGATGACGCCGATGTTCACGCCGTCGCGGATGATTTGAGAGTCGATGATTTCGATCATAATTGAATAGCGTTTTGGCGTTTGTGGGTGAGGATATTCTGATATGTGCGCAGGTCATCTTTCGCAGTTCCAAATTCGCTAAATGCACGCATGGCCTGAATGAACCTGGTTTTAATGCCATAGATTGCAGGGCCCATAAATTGCTCAAGCTCCCGGATCAGTCGTGGCGCGTCAGCGCTCAAAGATGCGTCAGCTATAGCCTCCATCCAATCAACATGACATCCGCGTTCTTCGGCCTCCATGTGGGAAATCTCCAACGGTATTCCACGTTCAGCATACATTTTCCAGATACCGCCCAAAAGCGGTTTTCCATCTGTAGCAATGCCTGTGCAATAAATGGTGTGCATGTTATTTCTTCTTGGATTTGCCTGCATTGCTCAGGGCAATAGCGATGGCCTGTTTTTGCGACATGCCTTCGTTGACAAGCTTGCTAATATTAGATGAAACGGCTTTCGAGGATTTTCCTGGCTTGAGTGGCATAATCAGTTCTCAGGTTCGGTAACTTGTTTCCGTGGCCGTCCGCGCCTCTTGGGCGCTTCCGGCGCTGTGGTATCCTGCACGGTTGCAGGCTCTTTGACAAGCTCCATTGACGCCAGCAGATGCCGGTAGATGTCCCGAGGGATGGACTTCTGCCCCTCGTTAAAGGCGCATTTCAGGGAATCCTCATCCTTGAGCGACGGCCATGATGTCGAGGCAATCCCGCCCGAAACGCCATTCATCCAGCGGAATAAAACCTGAAAATTATCCTGCTTGAACAGGGTTGAAATAATGGCCGGAATCCTGCCGC